TCTCTGTGAAGTCGTGTCTCCGGACGCAGCAGGTTGAACCGTTGAACAGTTCATAAACCTCATACGTCCAGTTTTCTTCCTCGTCATAAAAGGCCACATAGAACGGAAGTCGCGCACGCTCTGCCAGCATCCGTAGCACGCTGATGGCAGACTTGAAGATGATGCGAGGAACCTGATTCCCATTCCATTCACACCGTTCTGTTCCTGCGGACCAGCGCTTGTACTCGATGAGCGCCTTCGGCTGGTTGTAGGAATACTCACAGAGCAGGAAATCCACATCAACCGCAGGAACTTCAAATCCATAGAGGCGATGCCTCAAGCCGAGCGGGTTTGCATCCGCGTCGCTACTCTGCCAGGGTTTTACTTCCATTTTGCAGCAGTTGTTTCTCTCCGGAGGCACCCGCATGACCGAGTGTTGCCGCTCATCACGTTGTCCACACGTCCTGCGTACTCCTCTCCACAGTCACACTCATATAGATAAAGAGCCTGTCCGCGCTTATTCATGCCGAGGTATCGCACAGGCGTGAGCCGGGTTCCCGGAACCTTGTTACGCTTCATAGGTGATGGACCCATCGTATGCCCAGAACTTCGTGGCATGGATTGACCAGATCACCGAGTCCTCTGGATAGAGTGCGTCGCACCATGCCTTCACGAGGTTGTCAAGATCCGGACGGTTGAGGTGAGGAGTGCCATCCATGCGCTCCTTCTTGACCGTGCGCCATGACTTCGGCATCGGCATGTTGAATGAGACGGACACCGAGACCGCAGAATATTTGAGAACTGGTGTCACGTTGCGGACCTTCAACCGCACCTCGTCACAATACGCCCGGTACTTCACGACGCACGGACGCTGCTGCCATTTGTCACGTTGCGTCATCCTCGGCTTCGCAACCGGAGTCACTGCGATGCGCACTCTGCTGCTGTGGTCATGGAATCCTATCTCAGGTACTTCCAGTAGTATTGATAGTGCTGATATTGACCCTCCATCGCGTCGGAGTGGTGATCCTGTACTGGCTTGCTGGCAACCACCGCTCGTGCTGCTCTGCGAATCTCCGACTGCTGTGAAACCACGGCTTCCAGGTCCACGCTCAGACTCTGCGGCGCAAGGTGCCTGACCTTTCTCACTACCATTGCTCATCTCCATGTGTTAGGTTGAATCTCGTCAGATACGCTCGACTTCCAACTATCATATTCCTCGGAAAAAGATAGTGAAAGATAAAAATTGTATCTTTTGGTAACAGACCAGGGACGGTCCTACAAAGGAACTGCAAAATGCCGTCCAAACAACACGCATACCTCCGAGTTTCCACCCGCTCACAGTGTTCCAAAACAGGTCTGGACCGTCAGTTAGTATCCATCCAGAGCTACTGTAAACCACTAACATCATTGACAATCTGGAGAGAGGAGGGCATCTGCGGATCCCTGGAGAGCCGCCCGGCACTGGATGCAATGCTGGCAGGCGCGTGTCCTGGAGATGTTGTCTACATAGAGGATCTCTCACGTCTAGCACGGGAACTCTCTGTCCAGCTTGCAATCATCAAAAGACTCTTGGAACTTGACCTCAAACTGATCTCTGTCTCCACAGGAGAGGACGTGACTGCTGCGATTTCTGAGGATCCGATGACACGTGCGATGATACAAATTCAGGGAGTGTTCGCAGAGTTAGAGAAGTCCCGGCTGTGCGAGAGGATGAAACGAGGACTGGACCTGATGCGAGACGGAGATCGGAACCCTCGCAGGACTCGGAGTGGAGGTGTCAAGGTGGAGGGTGCCAAGCGATTGACCGAACGGCAACCAGGACTCCTCGATGATGCACATGCACTTAAGAACCGTGGAATACCGAATGCACAGATCTCCCGTGATCTGCACCGTATGGGCTACCGCAACCGCGTAGGAGAGCAACTCTCCTGCACTGCCGTCGCACGGATCCTCGCCGAGGGTTAGAGTTTGAACTGCTCAGGCAGGTGAAATTTGAAGGCGCGTCGTGCGTCTTCAGAGAGTTCGGTCAGTCCTGCCTTGGCGTGTGCTTTCGCCTGTTCTGCTTTGAGGTCATTGTCGTCTGAATTGACAAGATCCCAGATTGCTTTTGCAGCGAATTGCACGAGTTCTTTTGCAATAAGAGTTTCAAGTCCAGTCATTTCTTCTTCCGTATTTTAGTTCCATGTTTCGCCTTCCAGCGCTTGTAGATCTTCGGCTTATTGATTGCCAGATAACTACGTTGTTTCTTTGATTTGAATGGCATCAGTAGCTCCACGTCCACGGACGGTTTTCAGTGAGGTCGTCAAAATGGAGGAAACGCTTTGCATGCGGACCTTTTTGCGAAACTCCGATTCCGGTGATTCCATGACGTAGTGCAATCTCCATCAGACGTACTGCTTCACTTCCAGAGGTCAATAAATCAGCCTCGTAAGCAGTCGTAGGCGGTCCATGATACCCGGTTTTTGACACTGTGTTATTGTACTCAGGCGCTCGAAATCCACTACTGGGATAGAGTGGTTTTCCAAAGTCCTCACGGATCAACTGGAGCTTCTCAAGAAACGCAGGATCCATCTCACATCGTCCTGTTCCACGGCACTTGAACTCATCGACCGTGAAGTTTTTTGTCAGATATTTATTCATATAATATATTCCGAAAAGCAATGGTGTCGCAAGCAGAAGTTCACGCCTTTGTATCCTCTTCGAGCAGAAGAGCCTTTCGACACACCTGGACGAGTTCGTTATCGACCTTCGATTCGGTCTGCTGCGCGAGGTGTTCGAGGATAGTGAGGATAAATTCTGCGACAAATCGTTTCGTGGTCAGTTTCTGGAATACCTGGGATACTATTTTCGCGCTCATTTCATTCCATTTGTTTCAATTCTTCGGGTCTCTTTATCGTCGTTATGTTCGGTGCTATCGAAAAAATAGGAGATCACGGCATGGACGACACTGATGAGTCCGCCGAGCATGGTCGCCGCAACAGTTTCCATCGCAGGGTCGATCTTTTGGAAAAACACCAACAACAGCAAAACGCTGAAGATGGAGAGAACCAAGAATGCGAGTGCAAATCGTACATACAAACGCACCCGATTCAGGCTGAATCCACTATCCTCGTAATCGTTCAAGTTCTCTTGAGATGTTTTCGAGTTCGGCACGCTGCTCGGCTAGATGGGAGTTGGTCTTTTCCACGAGGTCGAAGACACGTTCTTCAATCCGTATCCGGTCTGCCCGTGCCTCCTGAGTTGTTGTTTTAATCCACCATCCAAGGACAATCAGTCCGATTCCTGCAACTCCCTGGGAGAGGAGGATCTCTGCAATCTGGTCGGCGGTTTCTCCACTCTGTGGTTCGATCACAGGCACTCTGGAGTAAGTGAGGTCTCGATGTTCCTCGGCAAGCAAAATCGTGTTCCCGGAGGTGGTACTGCACCACAACAGAGTGAGGACCACCATAAGGTTTATTCTCATGCGACTCCCTGCATTGGTGTTTTGATCAACCTGTCCAGATCCTGCACCTTATTTGTGCGTCGCTGGAGACCCTGACCCTCTGGTTGCCGGAAGGTCTGCTGAAACCCTGAGATGTGTGCCATCCCTGCACCGATTGGTTGTTGCACGAAGGTACTCAAGGAGACCTCCTGTGGAAGTCTGATCTTTGGACTACGAACTGCCATTGCCTTGAGCAGTGCATCCTGCATATAACGATACAGATCTGGATACACCTGTGACAAAGTCCGGACATGTTCAGGAGTCAGTGATCCGCGGGAGATGTGCCGGAGTATTGCGAGTGGTGAGTTGATTATTTCGTTGTATGCCTGCCAGTCCATCAACTGCTGGTTTGATGGATTATATTTATCTGGATCGAAGACGACACTATGCCCTGCATTCGGATCCGTAGGAATATTCTCGTAGAGAAATGTCAACCCGCGAACAATCGTTGATTGCAGGTACTGAGTGAGATCAGGATTTGCGGTAGGGATGGCGGGAACTGCTTCTTGCAATCTCACAAAGAGGGATTGCTCATCTCGCATGATCTCATTGAGCTGATTCCTCTGTTTGCGGAACTGCTGAAGTGCAACTGCTGGAGTCTTTGGAACAGGATAATTGGTGGATAACCCTGCAACCTCAAGTCCCTGCACAACTTTGTTCGCACCACGTCTGATTCTTTCTGTCGTGATGCCAACATTGTTGAGGAGTTTTCCATAGTCTGAAATGGAATTTCCCACTCGTCCAAGCAGGAGCATGCCGTTGTCCTTCAGAAACTTCCGTGCTAGTGCGCCTGCTGCAAAGGATCCCACAGCAGACAATCCACCTGTGACTGCGGACTCAGTTCCCAAGATCAGTGGACCTGCCGCACCAAAGGAGCCACCAGTCAAGAAGGTGGTCAGAGAAAATATATTATTGACATCAGCACGTCTGGTTGCACTTGCAGAGAGGTAGTGAATGTCTGCGAGATCCCGGTAGATGTTCTTTGCTTCCTTGAACTCCTGGAGCAGTGCTTTGTTGCCTAGGCGGTCTCCGAGTTTCTTCTCCATGCGTCCAAGCGCATTTTCCGATTCTTCTCGGATGATGTATGCCATCTTTTGGAAGAGATCAAACTTCTCCGGATCGGTGTTCTTCCTGTAGTTTGCAAGTTTCTGGTAGATCCTCTTCTGCACCTCGGACTCAAGCATATCAAGTTTTCCACCTGCGGCTTCAAACGCAGCAATCTCTCGCTCTGCCTGCTTGATTCCACGTCTTGCCGTTGGAGACAAAACCTTTCCTGAGTTGAGTTCCTTGTCTAGTATCTCCCGACGCATTCGTGCGGAGACCGTGACAGGATCAAACATCTCATCGGCAACCTCTCGTCCCAGGTCTTTCTGTGCCTTGGCAATCTCCTTCAGAATCCTGCTGATCTCTCCTCCATAATGCGGGAGAAGTTTTTCCTCCAGCTCAATCACAAGTTTGTCGAGTTCCTTGACATTTGTTTCAGTGAGTTTCTGCTTGTCCAACTCCCGGAGCCTTTTTCCAATCTCGTAAATACGTTCGCGGTATCGTCCTCGCTTCGTGACATAATCATACTCTGGAGATCGTGCTTTGAGGTGACGGTAGTAGGCGTAGTCCTTGCCCTTTCCGAGCAAAGGTGATGCCTTCGAAAGTGCATGTCCAATGACGCTGATCAACCCTCCGGCAACACCACCAAATCCGGCGCTGGCACCTATCATCTGTGCGGCAAGTGGACGCTGGTCAGGGTCGTCGAGGATGGCACGAGAGACATACTGCTGTGTGCCGATGACCGCACCCTCTGCGGCACCTCTGGTTGCACCATGTATGGTTTTTCCAACCAATCCTGCCGCACGATCTCCCAGAATCTTTCCAACTGCCTTGGATCCAACCTTTCCTGCAAGTGATGCGGCAGCACCAGTGAGTCCTCCAGGTGTGAAAAGCCCTCCCAACTCTCCTGCAATGGAGTATCCGGGATGCTCTTCCCGGAGCATCTTGATGGCACGTTCATCCACACCTGCACGCTGGAGGAGATCATCAGAGAGTGAGAAGGACATGGACCGCAGGAACCCAAACATCGCGGCCTCGGATGGACGAGATTGGACAAACTCCCGCAGTCTCCTCTCCTCGACAATGGGTCCAGTTGCAAACCGATATCCGGACTCTAACGCACGACGTGCATCCTTTGCAGGGAGGTTGTAAATTTGATTTTTCTCATCAAGCACATGCACACGTTCACCCTCTAGGAACGAATACTTCCCGGAGGCGATTTTCTCGTCCACCTCCTCGTCAGGAACGATGAGTGCGTCTTGATGATCGTAGGAATAGAGGCGAGCCATTTACTCCTTTGAAGTCCCTTTTTCCAATGTAGGTAGAGCAGGTAGTGACGAGCCGCCGGTGGATACTGTCCTATTCGCGGAGCCTCCTTTTCCAATGGAGATGAATCCTCCTCCATCACGAATGGATTTGCGCTGGTTCTCCAAGATGGACAAGAAATTATTGAGACGTGTCGCAGTGACATTCAGGGCGATATTAGTACGTCCGGCATCGGCAATGATATTTGTCAGCATCGCTTCCTCGTTTTTTGTCAACGCAGCACCAAACTTATAGATCTTTTTCGCAGCAAGCAGTTTAAGCGATTCAATGCCCGTGACAAACTTCGACCGAGTTGCGGAGAGTGCTTCCGTACTCATTGTCGCCAGTTTGTCCTTCCTGGTCATGTCCAGCAGTTCTGCCACAGTCCGCTGTGCTTCACCGTAGATCACATTAAAATCCATCGCACTCTCGATTGCCATTTTCCTCGCCTGCCCGGTCAGTCTCGACACTCCATCCATCCCCGCAGACTCTCCCATGTTGGGAACCAGACCCTCCTGTTGCTTGGTGTATTGCTTGAAGAGTGCATCAGCGAGTGCAGATGCCAGTTTTTTCTCCTCGGTGTCCTTGCTCATCAAAACCTCGGTGAGCATTATTTTTATTTTCTGCTGTGCGCGGGTATCCTGTGCCTGTCTCCATGCCTTGTTCAACTGCATCTCTGTCATTTTTAGGAGTTCCAGACGCTTTGTTGTCAACAAAACACGCTGATCTTCCAGGCTTTTCCGTCTGAATCCAATCTCCAGCTTCTGTTTATCGAGGTCATCATCAATCGCTTTGTTGAGGATCTGGAGTGCATAGTTTGGAGTCCCACTCATTGCAGACGCATACGCACCCACTCCTGCGGCAATCGCAGCAAGGATCTTCCTCCCGGTGTCCTCCTTGCCAAAGTAGGGTTTGATTGTCTCCTCACCAATCTGCTCCAGCCGCTCATTGATGCCCTTGATTTCAAGATCAACTGCATCAATATCCGCCTTGAATGGAAGTTCAGCATCCTCTGTGAAAAAGGTATATCCTCCCTCGTTCATGTATGCTTCAACAACATCCTGCACCTGTTTGGAGTATGTCTGTAGTGACTCTTGTGTGACACGTTCATTTCCTTCTGGAACCACTGCTGGAACTATTGCTGCTTCTTCCTCAACTACGGCAGGAGTTGCAACCACTGTCGGATCCTTAGCCTCACGACCCTCCGGTTCCGCAGGTCCAGGTGACTTGGTGAAGGAATCTTCAATGCCAGCAACAAACTCTGGATCTCCGTATGGATTTTTAAGTTGTAGAGTTGCAGACGGATCCCGCTCAAGGTGTGCTGCCATTGGGATTTCCTTCGTGACCGAGGAGATCTGCGGACCGGCAGCAGGAGCAGGAGAGTCCAACCCAATCCTTGCGACTTCTTGCAACTCCGGCGCAGATTCCAACCCAGCCGTCGCCTCGTCCAGTTGAGCAGTGGATTCCGGAGTCGTGACTGCGGCTGGTGGCATCTCCTGTCCAGGCACCAATCCTGGTGGGACATTAAACCCTCGCGCCTGTAGATTTCTAATGGCATCCTCCGCCGTTAATCCCTGCCGCTGGTATTGTGCAATCACCCGGTTCAGACGCTCCGGGTCATTGATGTAGCGGTTAGGATCCGTTTCGCTTGCTGTTGCCATATCTCACACCCTTTTTGCCAGAGTTTTAACCCGGTCGTTCAAATATGCCTGCGACGCGAGGATTGCTGCGAGGCCCTGTCCCATGTCCACGAGCTTCCCGTGAGGAGTATCTCGGACAAACTGTTTGCCGAGGGTTGTTTTCTCCAGGTCTTGTGCCATCACTCCAAGCATCTCTCCATGTCTTGCACCAGGCGAGTCCGGCTTTTTATACTCGTAGGAGTACGCCTTCAGGGAATCGAGGAAATCCTGCACCTTGGTTTTCGCAGGTTTGATCTTCTTCTTTGCACGTCTGTCTGACCATATTACGGCGAGAACTGTTCCAAGCGCGCCAAGGATCGCATTCTGTTTACTCTGATCATTTGCTGCGTTCTGCATCGCAACATTCATCTCCGCAAGCAGCAACTGCTGCGCTCGTGATAGTGCGGCAAGTTTCTCCTGAGAATCAATTCCAAGTTTGGTAAGTTCTGTCCGCAACTGTGCATCCATCTCTGCGAGTTCAATGGTCACCTCCAAACCTTCCATTGCCATCTCTCCCTGGAATGCTGCAAGCGCAAGTGCCTCATCAAGAGATCGAGATCTCAGTGCCAGTTCTGAATTTGTCTGGGATATGAGTATCGACTTCTCCAGATTGGCAAGTTTTGTTGCCAGCGACATCTGACCGTTCTGGATTAGAATCTGCTTCTTTGCTTCGAGCTGGACAAGATCAGCAGATGCCTGTGCTGCAACTCTCGTGATGTTTGCCTCCATCTGTGCAAGGTTTCCGGCCTGAGCCAGGTCACCATTCTTGAACGCAACATCTTTGGCAGCACTGAGTTTTGCAAGTGCAAGGGATGCCTCTCGTGTTCCCTGCGTCTGATAGAGTTTGAGCAACCTGTCTTCCGCAGCAATCTGTTCCGCTGATCTCAGTTCTGCTGCCTGTCCGGTTGCAACTTGCTGAATATCTCTCCAGAGGTTTTGCACTTGGCGGAGTCGTCCACGATCTGCTGCTGCGCCGACGGAGGCTCCGAGTAGCATCCTCAGATTCGTCTCTGTCTGCCGGGTGTGCATTTTCTCTGCGGGAGAGGGTGCCGCACCTGCAACTCGATCCTTGAGAATCTGCACGAGTTCTTCTTCATTGGCAGTGAGTTTATCAAGAGCATCGGATTCAATCTCAGGAGTCCAGTCGATGACTGTTTTTTCAAGAGGATCAACCTCGCCAACGGTCACGCCTTCAAGTTCTTCTGTGATTTGAGTGTCTTCAACATCGGCAACAGGTGCCATTGTGGGTGCCTCTGTTGAAAATACATCAATATCCTCCTCGGTGAGGATGTGATGTGCCTTTCGTTCAAACGTATTCTGTGCATCATCAAATATCGCACGGCGCTGTGCTTGTGAGAGTCGTGCATACTCATTCGGAAACTGTTCGCTCAGAATCTTATCTGCTTCCTCAAATGTGGTAGGAACAACATCAACAACTCCTCCGGTTTCATCACGCTTGCGTTGTCCTGATGCAGAGAAAGTTCCGAGGTTGAAGAGGTTGACAATCTGCTCTTTCAACCCTGCCTGCTGTGCAGTTCCTTCGTAGGTTGCGAGTTTCTTTGCAGAATCAAATGCGGTTTGAATCTCATCGTCCGGAAGGTCGGTGATATCCGAGAACATATCCGGATTCTGCAACTTGAGAATCTCCAGATCTGCATCCGACGCAATGTTTGCAAACTTCGATTCTAGCAGTGTCCGCTGTGCAGCAATCTGTACATTCGCAGCAGTTGCTTCGGCCTGGGTTGCATAGGATCGACCGAGGTCATCATAAAATACGGGTGCCGCAGGAGGTGCTACTGGAGGTGCTTCTCCACTGGATGCTTCTTGTAGAGACAACTGATATGCCATTGCCTCCGCCGGATCGGTGCTGAATTTTGATGGTGTGGTCTTTGTCGTTGCCGGTGTGGTCGTTGCCGGTGTGGTCTGAAACTGTGCCATCAATGCTGCCTGAGCCTCCTGGGATGCTTTCATCCTTGCTGCATGGTCGGCATCAATTTTGTCCATCTCCGCCTGATGTGCTGCTGCTCGTGCTGCGTCCTCCGCCTCATAATCCGCATCGGTCTTGTACTGATAACTCTTAATCGGTCCACGTCCTACACCAAGACCTTCCGTGCCTGCAATCGGTTCTCCGGATCCTCCTAGTGCTTTCAGGAGAGAGGCTTCACTAGGATTGATTGCTGCGAGTCCTTCGCCACGCTGCTGGAGCAGCGCTGCCAGGCGTTGGAGTTCCTCCTCTGAGAGTGGAGGACGGTTGCCGGAAGCAGACGGCAGCATCTGTGGAAATGTCGTTGGAGTCATCATGTTGATTTAATCGCAGGAAGTTTCATTGGCGTTGTTTTCAATCCAATCTCAAGCATCAGGTTGGAGATCGAGTATGCTTGTCCAGGATCACTGGAAACAGTATCTGCAAACTCAAATCGAACCGCGTCACATTTCTGGTGTGCAAGTGTCATCCTGAATTGATACACGCCATCACTAGATCCACCATACTTTGTGTCTCCATAAAGTGCATCGTCTCCATACTCTGTTTGTCCTGACGCAGTCCGGAAATTGAATGAGTGGAGTTCATTTGAATACTCCCGGAAATCGTAGCTGACTCGTGCCTCCAGGGTGTGGTTGCTTTTGTAATCTCCAAGCACAAGCGCACGTCTGCATCTCTGGTATCCCTGAATTGACTCCGGCTTGATCCATGCAGTTTTCAGTTTCATCTGAATCGCAGCACCATTATCGGTGTATCCATCAGACTGCTGGAATACCACGCCGCCGGTGTCGCGAAGATAGCAGTATTTTCCGGTTGCTAGCCATGTGACTGCACCATTTCCAGAGTGATTTGAGAAGGTACTCCACTTATCAGAGAAATAATCATAAATAAGTGCAACTCCATCACTTGAAGTGAACCGAACTTGGTTCTGATCCTGAAGTAAAACTGCACTTGTAACGGTGAGTGCGTTGTATGCCTCAACTGGTGCGCCGATGTAGTGCGTGGAGAGTCCACGATCCAGCATGTAGATGCCCTTGTTGGACATAAACATGAGTCCATTGGGCATCAAAACAATCGACCTGGTGTTGCTACATCCTACATCAGACGTGACTAGTTGCGGTTCTGAGAAACTATTCTGCTCTCCGGCACTGTTTGGACCGTCTCCTGTGATATAAAAGATACGATCCTGCTCAAAGATAATGAGCTTTTCATCAAGTGCATGGACTGCCGTTACTTCCTGCGCCTGGTTCATTGTGATCGTCAGAAAATCACTGAACTCAATAGGATTTCCTGCGGTGCGCTTCTGAGAGTAGAAGATGGTTTTTGGATTCTCACTACTGACGCAGAACATTCTGTTATTAAAACTACCAATCACCGATGTTGCAGGAGGAGAAACATGCTCGAGGATGTCTCCATTCGTGTACAAACTTTCCTTTGCAACCAGATTGGTATCATTGATGGTTCCATCATCACTGAAGGAAACGGTATCTGCACTTGTTGAGTTTGCAACATTCCCAACACGGAAAAAGAGGGTGCCTCCATTGGTTGTGCGATAAACCTCACACAGAACATTCGTGTGCGTTGTCAAGCGCAGAGTTGGAATGGTCAGAGTTGCAGTCAGGTTTGAGCCAGTTGGAGATGCAGTCACAGCGACACTTGGTGCAGACCTGGAGATCTGTCCTTGTGCATCCGTGTGCTGGTAAATCACCTTGTACTGGAAGGTGCCTCCACTCGTGAGGGATCCTCCTGCCGCAAGTGCAACACTCACGTTTTCCGCATATAAATGAAACCCATGTTCTGAGACAGTATAACCATCGTAGTTTGAAACAAATCCTCCTCCACTTAACAAAGACTGTCCAAGTTCTTCTGTGTCAAAGTTTGCCGTCGTTGTGAAATTAACCAAGGACTTTGAAACTCCCTTCAGGGAATAGAGATCATTATCACGAGAGACCAGTCTTGTCTTAACTTGCACCGGAACCTGGAAGATCCCGGCATCCACTGCAATCTGATGTGAAAGTGAACTCTTGGATTGAAGCCCTCCGGCAACTCCAGACTGTAGTTTTGCAACAATCAATCCGGTCGAATCAAGCAGGAAATAGGTACTCTGGAGCGTGGAGTCAAAACAGGAAATGAAGTAAACTTTTGCATTGTAGAGCCATGCTTTTGATGCAAGTCCAACACTGCGCTTCAGAACTGCTGCGGATGCCATCGCACTCGTTGATACCGTGTAGAGTGCAGATTTGATCAGGTGATCATAGGATGCCGTTGCATTCAGTTCATAGATGATGATGACATTTGAATCAGAATCCAGTGCCAAGGTGACATGCTTGACTGCGGTTGAAGTTGCCTCAACCGTCTCCGTGTCCTGCAAAGCAAAACTTGTGTCATAGCGCACCATCTTGAGTCCAGTTCCGGAGGTGCTTTTTGCATACGCAATGTAAATATCACCACCGGTGGTATCGTAGAGGATCCCTAGTGCATCCTCTGCCTGTTCTGCAATCGCCAGAGGAGACGGATATCCATTGGCTGGTCCTCCAGCCGTTCCATCACTGGTGATGTACAAAACCTTGATCTCATCAGAGGAATTAGCATAGGTGCAGATTCCTGCAAGGTTGTACTTTGTGACATCAAGATGTGGCACCGTGAGGTGTGCGTCTGTTGCAAGAGTAACAGCAGTTTTCCATGCAGTTGGATCATCTGGTTCGATCATCCTGATTGCAATCGAATCCGTGCCGGAGGTTTCCTGATACACGACTGCAATCTGTCCATCGAGTTCCAAGCATCGAGGCAGGACTCCGGTTGCACTGATGCTGGAGTTGCTGGAGATCACTGCACCTGAAACTGAATCCAGCACCGTTGCGCGGATCCCTCCCTGGGTGTCCTCGTAGGCTATGACAATGAGACCGTTTCCGTATGCAATGTCAGGATTTGACTGTTCATAGTCATTCCTGACAATCGAATCTGAATCAATGGTTACAGAAATCGTATCTCCACGGTCCGTCCACTCTGAGATCCCGTTTGCATAGCTGAAGAGTTTGCTTCCGGAGAAGAGCAGAAGTTCTTGCTGGAAGGTTGCAAGTGCATCTCCTGATGTGATGTTTGTTGCAGAACCTGCCACGGCAGTCGAGAGTTTGGAATAGCCCTGACGCTTCGTGATTGTTGATCCCACCGTGAACACTCCATTCTCAAGTGCAGTGAGTTTGGACGGCAGCACCAGTATCGGATCTGTTTTGGTCTCCAGAGATCCTGAGAGATCCACTGGCACAAACACCTTTTCAAGCATCGTCTTCTACTTTAATTTCCTCGGTTTCCTGCTGCTCTTCAAGAATCCGGATGCGGTATCCAATCAGGCGCTGCTGTTGTGCAAACAAATCGTTCAGCTTCTGCTGCACCTCAGACAACTCTTGATCCACCGTTTCAATGGTTTTGATGGTCATCAAACCTCATCCCATGCTTTTGTGGACTCATTCCAGGTGTACATCTTGCCGTCTGATGGCCTTGCCGTTGGAGGTTGCCAGTCATAGTTGCTGTCTAGCGTCCATGAGGGATAGGGTTGTGGTGCAACAAAGACATCGTTGGCTTTGTCATACCTATAACCGTTGCCCGGAAACTGCTTGCGGAAGTTGTTGTTGTACGAGCATTGGACCCACAAGAAGCTGTCTCCAACCTTGCCACTATTGATGAAGTCCTGCTCTGCAACAATCACTCGCTGAACAATGCCGTCTTTTATTTCTGCGAAATGGCTCATATTGCGTACCGTATTATTAGGACTCCTGAGCCTCCGGCACCGGACGCTCGGTATGGAGTAGTATAAGAAGAACCTCCACCGGAAGCACCTCCCGTATTTGCTTGTCCTGCCGAGGAAATCGTTGTCTCTGTTGATCCACCCGAACCTCCTCCGGAAGATGCCGAACCTGCTGGCTTGCTATCGTTGGAAATACTACCTCCACCTCCGCCAGATGCAAACCAACCAGAGTCACCTACGGATGTGCCAAAAAATGATGACATGTCTTTTCCAGTACCACCATTTCCGGAACGTGCTGTGATGGCGGTTTCACCAACACTCATAGCACCACCTCCACCTCCAGTATTATATGTCGGAGCAGCAAGACCATCTCCGCCATCATTGCCGAATCCAGTACCTGAATCATCTGGTTGAGTCCCTGATCCACCCTGCCCAACCGTGCCGTATCCACCACCACCAGCAGAACCTCCATCTACTCCATCATTTGCTTCACTACCACCACCACCACCACCTAGAGCAGTTAATAAAACAGATCCATCACTGCTAGTCACAGTGCTATTGGTGCCGGTATTACCAACTCCGGTGGTTGTCTTTGCAGCACCTCCAGCACCGACAACTAAATCATAAGTATTGGCAGTTAATGAATAACCAGTTTTCCAGATTAAACCTCCCGCTCCACCACCTCCGGCATAATAATTACCACCAGACCCACCACCTGCAACAACAAAAACATCTGCCGAAAGCGTCTGGAATGCGGTGAATGTGCCGGAGGAAACGAACGTGTGCAACCGATAGGTTGTGCCACCAGTGGTATATGATGTTATGATCCCGCCTGATGCCAGCTCATTCAGAGGAATAAACGCAGTGCCATTCCACAACTTCAGTACATTTGTCGTAGTATTGTAATATACCGTTCCTGCACTCGGCGCACTCGGTTCAGAGGATTGCCCTGCAAATGCTAGTTTTACAAGATTGATTGGTGCATTCGTCCAGGATGCCGCAGTGCCGTTTGTAGTCAGGAGTTTATCTGCATTGCCTGTTTGAGAGGGTAGCGAGGCAGATCCGACTGCTTCCCAACTCGCAGGACTAGAACCATTTTCCCGAAGAAACTTGGTGGATCCAGATTCTCCGGTGGAGAGGATGTCGGTGCCCTCAATATCCGCACCATCAACGATTGCCTGTTTTTGTGCAGTGGAAGTGGTGAGCGTGCCTGCACTGACATCAAGGGTTTTCCCTGATCCAACAGTGACATCGGTTGCATCTATTGCACCTCCATCAATATCAACTTTGCTGATGTTTACTTCTCCAGTTCCGTTTGGAGTGAGGTCGATATTGCCATTGGTATCAGTCGAGATGATGGCGTTATCACTGATTGCAATGTTATCAATCGTCAGATTCCCGGTGCCATTTGGAGTTATTGCAACATCTCCATTTGCACCGTCATTGATCTCAATTTTGGAGGTGGTGGAGTTTCCAGTTTGGAGGATGAGGTTGTGATTGCCATCACTCTGGACGGTTGCATCTGCGGCACCTGTGCCGACAACGACTTTCCCGGTGCCATGTGGTGCAATGGTGACGTTTTTGTTGCTATCCTTTGCGGCGATTTTCGGCATGGTTTAGCTCAAAGTAAGGGTCATGGTTCCGCTTCCATCATCAGAAAACTGTCCGGTTGCAGTTCCGAGTGTCACAGTGACTTTCTGTCCGGTTGCTCCTGTGAGGTTAATATCGCAGGTTCCGGAGGTTCCGGTGGTGATGAGATCAATCTGATTTCCTGTTCCGGTCACCTGGAGCTGGAGGTCTCCTCCAGAGTAGTTTGTTGCCGTGGTGAGAAGTGTTCCAGTCTCATCCGGAAATGTGAGGGTGTTGGTGCCTGCACTGGTTCCTAGATACTGGAGGGTGACATAGTAGTTATTGTTGGCAACTGATCCTCCGGTTCCGTATTTGTAGAGTGCAACGTTGGAACAGAGCAGTTTTGCAATCGTGTTTGGCGATGTGGTGGTGTCTGCAATGTGGCTAAAAGTGTTACTCGTTGATGAGTAATTGAGTGCCGCGTTGCTGCTGGCGATATCTCCACCAATGTTTCCGGCGCCGACTTTTACCGCACTGCCATCTGTGATCTGAACTGCGGTGCCTGTGGCATTCCGCCAGTAGATGTCTCCGCCAGAGTGGTACAATGCGCGGGTGTCATCGGTTGAAGTCGCGGCAGCCGAGGAGTCGAAGGCAACTGTTCTCAGCTCGGTTGCATCATTTGCATTGAACTCCAGGTCTGCATTGATGTTGAGTCCTGACGGTGTGATCTGCACACCCTTTCCAGACGTGTGATCATGGGTGTCAATGAGTCCAAGCGAGGTGTTGAGTTCGCTGCTCCAGGTTGGACCGACGGTGACTCCAACCGCAGGCTGGATCAAGGACATGTTCGTTGTGGTTGTACTCATGTCGGTTCTTCAGAAGAAAAAGATGTTTGCCGTTGCCGAGGTGGATGCTTTTAGAATAATCACACTGTTTTTATTCGTGTTTGCCGTTGCAGATTCATAAATAGTGGCATTTGTTTTGAGTCCAACAATGAGCCAACCTTCGTAGCCACGTCCAAGTTTGTGTTCAATCTCAGTATCTGCTGTCCCAATGCTCAAATCTGAGCGCAAAACTCCATCTGCAAATGGGAGTTCCAGCAGAGGTGCAAATGTTTTCTGAATGTGACTTTGAACCCTTGTGACCTCCTGGTCCTTACTCCAGAGTTGTGTGAAATTAACACGCGACATCAGTACATATAATATTGTTCATATGATGCAACATTCGTCACTCGTGCAGGTTCTCCAGAATCCCGGAGTTCTGCAATGCCTTCGAGGCGATCCCGCAGTTGTGCCTTCAAAATCAGGTATGGAGAAACATCAGATTCCTCCTTCACCAAAATCTTGATGGAAGAATCCAGTTCAAGATACTCCTGCCATCCGGAGTTAAAGAAGTTGAACATGGACTCAAGTGTCCCATAAATCGTTGGATCACTGAGTCCAGAAGAGTCGAGATCTGTAACAATGGTGGTCGCCGTGACACTACTGATCGTCTGCTCCACATTGTACGCATCAGCACTGAAAGTGATGGCATTGACCTTGTCATCCGCAACAAACGTATGCGTCGATGGCACCGTCCAGGTTGTGGTCGATCCTCGTGTGATTCCGGTCGGAGTCACAGATTGTAGTGTCTGCGGTTTTGGCGTGTACCAGAGGGTTGCCGTGTTTGATGATGGCACCGGAGCAAAGTAGATCTTATCTCCCTGGATCCGGTATTTCACATCCCTTGCATAACGAACCAGAGAATCCCGCGTTCGATCTGCAAACACATAACGCTGGAGAGGCGTGGATTGATCAGTGTTAATGACAAGATCCACACCTCGCGCTTTGTAAAAATCCGCAGGAAGCGAATAGCTTGCAGTGCCGCTGGTTACAGAAATGGACGAACTGGAGAGGAAATAATCATCCTCATATTTTGACACAAGCAGGTCATAGAGTTCTGACCAAGAGTTGTTCAAGTATCCGTTCAACTCTGCATCTGTAATGAACTGAGAGTTGACCTGATCTGCTCGTTGCCGAGTTCGATCACGCAACTCGTTCAATGCGACGTATGCAGTCATTCGTAATCCTCGTAGGACATCATTATTCCGTGAATCGCAGCAACAACATCGTGATCTGATCCGCTGTCGAGTGCAGATCGTAGTTCACCTGCCATTCCTAGCTGTTCATCGGAGTATTCGGACTCCTCGCTTTCAAACAGTTCCTCCTCGTCATGTTCCTCCTCTCGGTGGCTCCGTCTGGAACCACCGTTTTTGGAGGGCATGCCAAGGATAACCATTGCAGCATCCTTCGCGCCTTTCATTAGGCTGTAGCGAAGTAGGCATTGTAGCCAGGTGCGCGGCAACCAAGCTGGTAATATCCGCCCATTCTGACCTCGACACCATCGAATCCGTTCTGCCGGAGCATGCTGTTACCATCATGCTTGAGGATCTGAACTGCATCTCCAATCGAATACAATGCAAAGGTATCCAACTGAATCAGGTATCCAGTTCCTGTCGGAACGTCTTTATCCGGAACTACGTCGATCACTCCATGCGGTCCGTAAACCTGCAGTGAGCGGAAGCCAAAGTTCTGCGCCGGACCCGGTTGACGTGCGCCCGTGACCTGTGCATCCAAACTCACTTCCAAGGTTGCCCAATCAGTGTAGTTCAAAAAGCACACACCCGGTTCACCACCTTCGCGTCCAACGACATTTGCAGCATTGATCACCGTCTGTTTAATCGACGTGTCAAATGCAACACGTTGACCTCCGAGGCGAGTCGTATCCTTGGACCTATCCTGTCCAAAGAATGCCGTAGAACCTGGTGCAGACGCAGGGATCCAATCCTGGAGTCCAGCCATGCACAAGTACGTTCCCGGAGTCACGAGGTCACCAACAGGAATAATCACATCACTCGTTGCGATTGATGCAATCGTACTCAGGTTGGCAGACACAGTGATCTGACTCGCAGCAGCGCCACGGTTGACGGCAGTCACGGTGAGCGCTTCGCCGGAATCCCGGAGTGCGCCGGTACTGGTGGAGGCAGCAAAAACGATCTTCATGCCAACCTCGAAATTGAGGCTATCAAGATCATTTGTGAGATCCAGTGCGGTCGTTGAAAACGAAGAGTTAGCAACGACACCAATCGCACCATTCTGCTGCCGAAACAACTGTCTGCTCAACGTATCTCCCAGGGTTTTTAAGCCGAGGTCGGTCTCCGTTGTCAGTGCTTCCAGGAACGAATACTCGTTGCCCTTGGATGCTTCAATCGTTTCACCAGATACGGTGACAACCGCGTAGTTCTTGACGCGAGTCAAGAGGAACTCTCCCAGAGAGCTGGAAGTCGCGTTGCTCTGGGCATCTGCAAAGGTTGCAGAACGACCCTGAGGACGTGCGTAAATAATAGGTAACGGCATGTTTTTCGTTAATACTTTCAGTCACTTGCGCTACTTAGTGACTCAGCCATTTTCAAGCTCTGCTGCTCAGACTTTCACCTGAGACAAGACTATATCATCATCCTAGTAGGATGCTCGGCGCTTCCACTCGCTTGAGTGTACTTCCTTGCGGAATAGTCGTTGAACCTTCCTCCCTTGGAGGCTTGGCTGCTGATTGTCCTCGACTTGACGTTAGGAGTTCCCAGCAATTCACCGAGTTTTCGACAAACATTTCTGTTTGAAGCGGCTGCAAATTCAACCGCGAAACCTAGTATTTTTTGGGATCATCGTTAGGAACGGATGATTGTGGTATGCCACATCCATCGGTTTTTTATCAATGTAGTACTGCTTGAGTGCGTCATTCCACGCAGTCATAGTAGTAGCTGGAGATGCTTCAGCCATGAGATATTTCTAAGAAATCAGATTAATTAAACCCGCAGACTTCCATTGAAGGCACCCATGGCGCGCTCAAGTATTTCTTCTTGAGTCAGCGGCGCATCAGGTTTCTTCGATGATGAGCTACGAGAGGTTTTTTGAGATAGTGTCCGATTTCTCGATCTCTGGACAGGCCGTGAGGTAGGCTTTTCGTCGGCTACGGCTGGAGCCTTTCTGTGTGAAAACTTTGGATGCTGTAGGAGTTTCTCTGCTTCCTGAGAATAGTAATTCTCAACTAATCCAAGGAGTTGCTCGTCTCCCAACAGCTTTCCAGTATTCTGTGCATACTGTGATGCAGTTTCAAGTGCAATTTCCTGTGCTTCATCCCACATTGAGTTTGTGAGACTAAATTCCTCGCTGGAATCTGCGAGAGTTTTCAGTCTTGAGACATAGTCAGAGACCTTCTGTCCTGCCTCCAAGGACGCTTTCTCATTCTCAAGTCTTTCGACTCGCGCCGCGAGGTCCGACTGCTGCTGGCCTTGAGGCTCCCGACCGAGAACCTGATCGGTGGCAGATTCATACGATCCACCGAGCTTCTCC